GTTCGTCGTGATGATCGTAGGCAGGCGCGATCTCATGCGGTCGTCAATGATCTGAAACATCTTTTCTGCGGCGTATTCCGTGTTGCGCTCTGCGCCGAAATCGTCCAGCACCACAAGCTCAAACGTCGCAAGCCGGTTGCGGATGATGTCGGCCTCGTCAAACATCCGGTCGAGCAGATTGACCGTTGAGACCATCCAGACGCGATATCCCCGATCTAAAAGCTCGTTGGCGATGCTCGCCGCAGCGTAGGTTTTGCCGCATCCGACAGCGCCGGAAAGCGTGAACGAAAGGCCGTTTTCCAGAATGTCCGTCCAGCGGTGGATGAACTTCTCGGCGAAGAACATGGACGGGTTGCCCGTGGAGTTGTCAAAGGTCATG